CCATCGTTTGATAAAGAATTCAGCGTAGCAAAGTTATTAGTAGGGCTGTCAGTAACTACATCGTGTGCGGCTAAAGCTGATACTGAAAAATGCTCATCGTTACCACCAGTGTCAGCACCTATACCACTAGAGTTTTGACTAGTACCTGTTTGTTTAAATTGTAATCTATACCCCCCATTACCAAAAGTTAAACCAGCCGTATCTTTAGGAATCCATATGTCATTTTTAGTTTCTGCAAAAGCACTTGGAGCATAACTAGTACCGTCAATAACAGTAATATCAGCTAAGTAACCACTTAAATGTAATCTATTGTTTGAGCCTTCTGTACCCCACCTAAAATCATTACTGCCATCGCCAATTAAAAAATTTGTATTTTGGGGTATTACAGTTTCTGTAGAAAAACTAGTAAGTTCAACTCCATTGACATACATCCTAGCTCTATTTCCTGCTGTACCATCTGTAGTATCTACTCTTAATACAACGTGATACCACGCACTCACGTCTCTGAATAAAGCTGTTGTTCTTTGTTGAAATGTATATCCTGAACTTTGGTAATCGTACCAAGACAGTCTACCACCACTATCATACTCCAAAGCACTTACATTACTTCCATCTATATAACGCCCAAATATAAATTGTCTTACAGTAGGGTTAGTATTCTTAATCCAAAACGAGTATGTAAATATCTGGCGATTATGGGTGTAGCTATCTAGCTCTAAATAAGCGGAACTACCAGTATTAAACCGCAATGAGTTACTTATTGGAAAGTTATAAAACCCACCAGTACTTGGATTAGCCATCCACGCTGTTGAACCAAAAGGACCACTCATTATGATGCATCCGCAAAGGCTAGTTGTGGTGCGCCAAGGCATACTTTTCCTGCCGCAATTACAACGTAAGGAACAATATCTATAGAACTAGCGGCAGTACTAAGTACTATAACTTCTCCACCTGCACAAAAATATTGATTACCTACAGACAAAACTCGTGAGCCTGTACCATCTTGTATGAAAGATATAAAGCCTGACTGTCCTATGTTTTCAGTAGACGGATTAACAAGGGTTGTGTTACCTGTCAAGGTAAGTACAAAGTTTTGATTAGCTGTATAGTCTAGTGTCACGTTGCCTGTGTTACTTGTATCCGTATCTGTCTTCGCAACAGCACTACCTGCTACAGTAAGTGTAGCCGTTGCAGTTGCTGTACCAATAGCTACCTTGTCGTTTCCGCCATCAACAAATACCATATTAGCATTGCCATTTGATTCAACACGGAAGTCTACATCAGCAGACCCCTCGTTAAATACTGCACCACCATTAGATGTTAGAACGCCTGTAACTAAGGCAGTAGTTGCCATATTAACTGCACCATCAATATCTACAACGTCTAGATTAGTTGTGCCGTCTACGTCTATGTCGCCTGAGATGTCTAGTGCTGTACCTATCAGTGTTTGTGTAAGTGTTATTTGACCGTTTGAAGCTATAGTCATGGCATCTACATCTGATGCAGAACCAATAGTTTTTCCATCTCCAATGATTATATCGTCAGTAAACGTAGCAATACCCGTTACAGCTAATGTACTAGCTATATCTACAGCACCAGATATATCTAGTGTAGCTGCGTCAAGTTCTCCAGTAATAGTTAAGTTTCTTACACCTGTGTAATCTTTATTAGAGTCTAGTATAACTGCTTTACTTGCAACGGCTGTACCTACGGCTGTACTACCTATGTCTAATGCATTTAACTCACCAACAACGGCTGTTATACCGTCTAGTGCGTTTAACTCTTCAGGTGTAGATGTAACAGCAGTATTACTTGCTGCAGCTAATACAGGAACTGTACCACTTTGATTAGGTAGATTAATAGTCCTATCTGCTGTAGGATCTACAATTGTTAGTGTGGTTTCGTGGGCATCTGCTGTTGCACCTTCAAAGATAACAGCATTTTCTGCTTCCATTGTAACAGTATCAACTGTAGTAGTTGTACCTGCTACAGATAAATTGCCTGATATTGTAAAGTTACGTATGCCTGTATAGTCTTTATTAGAATCAAGTATAACTGCTTTAGAAGCTACTGCTGTACCTACTGCAGTTGAACCTATGTCAAGTGCATTAAGTTCTCCTACCACTGCAGTAATACCATCTAGTACGTTTAACTCTGAAGCTGTTGAGGTAACTGCTACATTTTCATTAATTTTAGGAGATGTTAATGTCTTGTTAGTTAATGTGTCTGTAGATACAAGTGATACTAGTGTTGAGTTAGCCCCTGCAGGTAACATAAGAGTATTAGTTACACTTGCTGAGTGAGGTTGTGCAAATACTTTTTGTCCGTGACTATTACTTTCACAGTTAAATACTATAGCACCTGAGTTGGTGTTACCTCTTACTACAACTGTACCTGTTCCGTTAGGTGCTAAGTCTAATGTAGCATTTGATACTGTTACAATATCAGCACCATTCATATCTAGGTTGCCGCCTAATTGTGGTGATGTATCTTCTACTACGTTAGCCAGATCATCACTTGAACCAGTACCAGCAAGAACAGTACTTCTAGTAATTTTTTTAAGTCCACCACCAGATGTATCAATAGCTAAAAAGACATCATCATTAGCAGCAGTTGATATTTCAGTTAAAGAAGATACAGCAGTAGGATTAAAATTAGTGCCATCTGCAATAAGAAGCATACTGTCTGTGTTAGTACCCATAACTAAATCATCACCTGATATAGTTAGATCACCTGTTACAACAACGTCACCACTAAATGTAGCTTTACCATTAAGTGCCATATCAATGTCTAGTGCAGTAATTGCACTTGCACCATCTGTACCTTTAATGGCTAGGTTTTTATCAGCAGTTTTTACTATTAAATCAACATCACCAGAACCATTAACTACATCAAATATAGATGTTCCACCAGATTTAACAGTTACATTATTGCCACCTGCATCAAGAATAATATCTCCACTAGAATCTAGTGTGATGTCTGTTCCATCATTAGTAATAGTGTCTAGTGCGATGCCTCCTACATTAGTAATGTCAGCGTCACTAAATGATGTAGCACCTAATGTGTTAGCTGCAGCAGTAGAAGTAATACCTGCACCTGCAGTATATAAACCTCCAGTAGCTAATGTACTAGACAGATCTACTGTACCATTTATGTCTATAGCTGTAGCAGTTAAATCAATCTCGTCTGTTGCTGCAATAGATAAAACTGTTGCACTAGAACCGTGAATAAATTGACTAGCATCGTTAAAAAGTATTTTGTTTGTAGAGGCAATAGTGAGGTCAGCAGCAATATTAACTGCACCGTCAATGTCAACTACGTCTAGGTTTGTAATGCCATCAACGTCTATGTTTCCTGAAATGTCTAAAGAAGCTGCAACTATTGCCCCACTAACATCTACTGCACCATTTATATCTACAGCAGGTGCAACTATTTGTACTTCAACGTCTGCTACAATATCTAGTTGTCCATTAGTAGACGAGTTAATGTAGATTGCTGTATCACGAAACTGTAGTTTCTCAGTAGAAGCAATAAGTATGTCATCAGAAAACTCAAAGTAATCCTCGTCTTCCATCCACTTAAATACACCGTCATTAGTCTCACCATCAAAGGTAATAGTAATATCTGTGCCTGCAGTAGCTGCACCAAAGGTAAGTGTGTTACCTAATAGTTTAGTTACTGGTCCACCTTCGCCTGCAGTACCATCGTGAGTGTGTCCTGAACTAGCCGTAAATGCAGCTAAGAGTTGGTCAAACTCATCGTTAGTATCCGCTGCATTGATAGTGTCCCCATCTGCATAATCCGATTGTCTTGTATAGGTTGCACCCATTATCTTCTAGCCCCTAATTGAAATTCCATTTGAAATCCTTTTAATGAATACGGACCTGTTGCATTAGCTCCATCTTCTACTCTTAATGCTACGGCAAAGCCTGAACCTTCTACTGATTTTCTTACAATAGGCTGTGAAGGACCACCGTATGTAGCCCCACCATAAATTGACACTGCACCGTAAGTACCTGCAACGTCAGTTGAATCTAGAGGATACGCTGCTGGTCTTGAAGAATCTTGGGATTCGTAATCATACCGTACAAACATATCTGCGTCAATAGTTGATTCAGGTGCGTAGTTAATATTTACCCTTTGCATGTGTTTTCTTATACCCGGATCTCCAAAGGTTAAATCTGGGCTGCGATATTTAGCTTCTACTAGTGTGCCGTTAAAAGTATTACCTTGATCTTGTCTATGTACAAACCCATCAAAACTTCCGTGTATAGGTATGACATTTCCTGATTCTACTACGCTATCTGTACAAGCAGGCTTAATGCCTTTCATCTGAGAAAACTCAAATGTTTGTCCTTTAAGAACACAAATAACACCTATTGTACCTTTTTCTGCACCACCGTCTTTAGAAAAGAAAATTCTGTATTGTGTTTTATCAGGTATAACTAAAGAAGTAAAAGCTCCTGAGTCATTAAGATTATCTCTAAACAACGATTGTACATTAGAACTAATTGTACCTAGCTCAACGTCACCAATTCTTGCAGTACCAGCAATAGTTCGTAATCCATCTGGGCCTAAGAAAATTAAGTCACCAGCAAATTCTTGTATTGTATCTCCGTTAACGCAACCAATGTTACGTGTAACAGGTACAACAGCAAAGTTAGTACTTGATGTTCCCGATAGTTTAAATATCCTGTTTTCACAAAAGATAAACAAGTCTTCACGGAAAACTTTAAGTCCTACAATAGTGTCATCAACTTTAATGCTGCCTGCACCATCACCAGATGTAAAGTTATCCTCATCAAACGGAACACTAAATACTACTTCTTGTGGAGTACTAGACATGCCAGAGTAAAACATATGGTTTTTAAATGCAGCTACATGTTTAGCACCTGTTACAGAAGATGCTGATACGTCAGTAGCTGCCATTGATGTGTTAAATACAGTAGGTACATTATCTTGATCTACTATAATAAATTTATCACTGCCATCAAAGTTAAACCGTTCAAACTTATACTTAGCTGCAGCAGATCTTCCTGTGTCTCGTTCTGTCCAGCTTTCAGATATAACTGTATTAGATGAATGTAGTGCTGCTGTAGTACTACTTGTTGCTCTAGTTACACCAGTAAAAGTTGTAGCTGTTTTTCCTGTATAAGTAAATATTTCTGAGTCAATGTATACAGTACCACTAGAACTAAATGAAGTTGTACTCTTAGCATTTATAGTACCAGACCCAGACATTGTAGTACTAGCTATAATTTTTTGTGATAACGTAGTACTAGCAGAACTAAATATCTTTTCTCCTCTAGCAGCTACTACATAGTCGTGAAATAAAGCTGACATTAACATAGGCTCACTACTAAGTGATGTTGCAGGAACCTGCTGTATTATGTAGGGGGAAAAGCCATTAATGCGTCTATAGCCACCTTCAACGTCAGGCTCAAAGTTAGTTAACTCTAGAGCTTGTCCAGGCTGCATAATAAAAGTAGATTGGTTAAGAACCAGCCCACCCTCACAGTTGAATGAAAAAGGTTGTACCTGTGAATTATCTGGCATTAATTAACTCTGAGGGAGGAGCTAAAGCCACCCCTTGCGTTGTTTGGCATATACGTAGATCTTATATACTCATACTTATTTACTAACAGAGTTTGCATATTTTTTATGCCTTGTTCAAACCTAGTAAAGTTTATGCCGTATTGTTGTACCTCTCCTCGATACTGATATACAAAAGAAGTAGCACCGTCAACAATAACTGCCGCAAAACGATCAGGAATTGTTGTAGTACTACCGTGTAAAACCATATCCGTAGGGAAGGTAAAGTAGTCAAATTTTATTACAAAA